GTGTTAGCCCATTCATTTAAGTCCTCAGTATGAACTCTCATTTGATGTTCGCCAACTCGCATTGTTGTACGACCCACGGGAATATGCCCAGGCTTGGTTTTCCCACCTCCCAAGATTTCGGCTACCTCTTCAGCGCTAAAGCCTGTTCCCGTCAAGCCCGTGCTAGTAAGAAGTTTGCTTAACTCCTGTGGGTCATAGGTTGCCAAGTCCGAAGTTCGATTGTCTACGATAAGGATTTTGATTTCCTCAATATCATCGACATCAATCCAATGGACAGCAATCTTCTCCCAACCTAATTGAACTGCTCCCTGATAAGTATGATTACCCGAGAGAATGTGTTTGGTGCGTTTATTGACCACGATAGGTCGGTACTGTCCCATGAACTCTAATGATTGAATGATTGAACCTATATCGCCCTCACGCGGATTCAATGGATGAACCTTTATCTCATTGATGCCTACGCTCTCGACATCCTCGGGTGAACTCGTACTCCGCTCAGGCTTTGAATCAGGCTCGACGGGTTTGCGCTCAGGAAAGCCTAGGCGCTCTTTGATTGCTTTGATTGCTTTCTGCCTTGTCGGTGCCTCGGCATATAGTTGCTCTTTCCAAGCCTTGTAAGCCTCGAGTTCAACCGTAAATCTCCAAGCGCTTATCTTTACTTCAGGGTCGTTAGGTAAAGGCTTAGAATCGCTTATGTTGTCTTTCTCTTTCCCATTCATCAACTTATCTAAAGTATCAACCTCAGATTTAGTGAAGCCCGTACCCTCGAGTTCAGGTAGAGCGTTAAGGAGAGATTTGAGAAGTGGCTCGTTGTATCCAGCCAAGTCGGTCAGGCGATTATCAGCCAAGACAATCTTGCGAGCGCTCTCTTCATCTACATCCACATAAGTGACCTTGATTTTCTTCCAGCCAAGTTTCTTCGCCGCTTTGTAAGTATGGTTACCAGCCAAGATAAAGTTTGAACCGTACTGAACCACAATCGGTCTGTATTGCCCATGGGCTTTTAAGGATTGAGCAATCGCTTCAATATCACCACGGCGAGGGTTTGTTGGATATGCCTCAAGCGATGAGATAGCAACTGAAGCAACTTGCCCAACTTTTATCTTCGCTTTCATTTAATGTATATCCAAGCCTCGAAGTTAAAGAATTTCCAAAACATTGTGCCTACTGTAAAGCCAGCGTTCTCTGCCAATATCTGATTTCGCATTGATGAGTTCACCTTCATCATGCTTCGAAGGTCGCGCTCTTTGTCTAGTATCTGTTCCGCGCTAAAGGCTTTGCGTTTGAAGTCATAGTGAGCGCCGTTGATTACCTGCTCAAGTTCGCCCGATTCTTCTCTGACCTTTTCTGCCCATATAAAAGCCCCACCCTCAACTAGAGAGTCATAGATAATGCTTAGGATTCTTGGTCTGTCCTCATAGGGAATGAACTGAAGCGTGAAGATTGAAAGAATCAAACTGGACTTACCAAAGCCGTTGAAAGCGCGTAGGTCTTTTCGGACATAAAGAGTTTCACCGTGGGACTCAGGCAATAAGTTATCGGCTATATCAATTCCAACTTTCTTACCACGGTGAGGAAGTCTCTCTAATAGTTTTCCAGTCGAGCATCCAAGGTCAATTACCTGCGTATCTTCAGTCATGAAATATGTACTCAGGTCACAGATTGCTTCAGTCAGCGTGTGATAGTTTGGAATTGATTGGGCTATATGCTCATCAAAGTTACTTATCGTGTCAAAAGAAAATGGCTCAGTAGAACTCATGAAGCCTTCTACCAATCGCTTCCACGACTGGGATAGTGATTGTCCGTCCGCACCGTTCGTATCTTTCGGAATCTGAAACTCGTCGTCCATCGTGATAAAACTCCGTCCATCCATCGGGTAATCCTTGAAGGCGCTCGCACTCCAAGGGAGTTAGTTTTCTAATCGCAAAGCCGTCCTCATTCCCGATTTGAACTCCGTGACGGTCTTGCGCTGTTATCGTGTACATCGGGTCGCCGTCATCTTTAATGAGTCGCCCGTTTGGTGATTTGTTTACTCTCGCTACATCCAGCATTGGTCGGACATACGGAACATTTCCGCCACCTGTTCCCATTTGTGCTGTAAGTGTTGGAACAACTCCCTCTGTATAAGTTCTCATTTCCTTATCTCTCCGAGATTCTGTTTGAACTACATACTGCCTAGCGTTACCGCCTTTGTAATAGTGAGCATCTAGGGTCGGAGAAATGTCGGAGAAAAGCCCCTCCCTTCCTGTTCGTTCTTGCGAGTTCGTTTCATCATTGCTTCGACTTGCTCTGCCGATAGGGAATACTTTGGGTCGGGGTTTTCCTCTAAGATGTCCGATAAGGAATATCCTTTCTCGGTGTTGCGGGACTCCGAAATTTTGGCTGTCAAGCAATTCCCATTGACAGTCATACCCCAAGCCATCCAAGACTTCGAGGATGATTTCGAAGGTTCTTCCTCCGTCATGGTTGAGGAGTCCTTTGACATTCTCAAAGAGGAGATATGGTATTGATTTTTCGTGAGCGAGTCTAAACATTTCAAAAGCGAGTGTCCCTCGGGTGTCATCCAAAGAGAATCCAGTTCGCTTACCTGCGACTGAAAAAGTCGCGCAAGGGAATCCTCCAACAAGGAGGTCGGCACTTGGAATGTCTCCAGCGGAAACATTTCGAATGTCTCTTCCATCAGGTTGTTCTCCGAAGTTTCGGGCATAAATACTCCTAGGTCTCTCTAACCATTCGTTAGCCCACACACACTCATGACCTGTTCTTTCAAGTCCAAGTCGGAAGGCTCCGATGCCAGCAAAAAGTTCTATGAACTTCATTAGACAATAGGTTTCGCTGGTCGTCCTCGTCTACGAATTAGTTTGCCTTCGCCGTCGTACTCAGGTACTCGAGAAATATCGTTGCGAATAATTTTGTAAATTAACTGCTCTGATACTCCCATGGCTTCAGCAATTTCACGATAGGTAATGCGTTGCTTTCGCAATCTAAGAATCAACTGCTTGCGACGCTTTCCTAAATCTTGAATTTGTGTTTGGTGTGTTCGGATAGCATCGGTCAATAACTTGACTTCATCTAGCCCTTTGCCGTCCAACTCTGTTGCTTCCATAACCGTACTCATATCGCTTCTCCTTCTTCGAACAGGCGTTCGACAGCATCATCAAACTTAACTTTTTTTTGAATTTGATTAGCAGTTGCTAAAAACTCAAGGTCTATTTTTATGATAGATTTTTTGTAAGCAATTAGCATAGCAATATAAAACGGTAGTATAAAAAAACTAGCGATTGCTAAACCAACTGCTGTCCAAATAATTTCCCAGTTCAATATGTCCTCTCTTTCTTAACTCCTCGTAGATAAAGCACTAAAGAATTTTTGTCATTCTTTGGTGGTAAATAAATTAGCGACCTGACATACTGCGAAGAATCATCGGGAAGAACTCCCGCATCAACGAGTCCGTCAATCGCCGCTTTGACTGATGGATTACACGCTCCTACATCTTGAGGACGACCACCTTTCTGATGAGGTTCAACCGTGACGCTAATCCACGCCATAGGCGGTATCTTCTCATATTTAGCCAAGAGTTGAAAACCCACTCGCCATGCTTTCGTGAGTTTCGCCCTATCCCAGTTATTGCCTGTTCGCCTATCATTGGTAAGCCAAGGGCGCTGTTCGAACTCAAGACGATAAATCGTTTGTTCGCTTTCATCAAGCCTACAAAAACATTCCATGGCTCAAGCATGAGGGTTTGTCCACTTCATGTCCAGTTGGGTTTTATGTCCATCGTTATGAATCTTCCACCACAGACCAGTTTCATCTTGAAATGGAATATCTTCAGCCGACTCAATCTTTTGAATCAAGTATCCGAGTTCACGGGCTTTGGCTCTATTTGATTCTACCCATCCATGACAACCGCTTGTCCCTGTCCCACAAAGTACAATCAGGTTTGCCATTTCATGAAGCATTTCATTTTTAGAACCACCCATCATTCTTGGACGACGGTGATGAACTGATACGGGATAGCCTAAGAAATCTCTGTTACACCTCTCGCACTTATAGAAAGCACGGGCTAAGACTGCGAATCGGGTTTCGTCAGAAACTCTATTAGGTTTAGGTTTTGCCATTGGAGTCTTTCATCCGCGATGGCGTCCAAGCAAGCAGGGCATACCGTTGAGTTCGTTTGAATCGCCATCTGCTGTACCAACCTACAAATCGAAATATCCTCATGAGTTAGGTGCCACCTGTCCATTATCATCTTCCAGCGGAGCATCCTTACCCCTGTTCAATTTTTCTAGTAACTCTTTTTTAATTTGTGCTACAAATTCAGGTGAGGCTTTTTTCTTTTCGTTCTCTTCAAACTCAAGGGACATCAAGCGCGAGCGCTCTCGCTCTCGAGAGTCGGCTAGTCTACGACGCCATTCCCGATTTATGTGGGAAGGATTTATCGCCGAGTCGAAGTTTGCGTAGTGCCATGAAACAATTTTCTTTGCCTCTTCCAAAGGTAAATCTAAATCAAGAGACTCAGCCCATGCTCTTACCTTCATTTCATCAATCTGAACTCTAAGGTCATAGATTCCAACAAATCCAATCAGGATTGAAATATCAGATAGATTCATTGCGGAACTTTTCTGCCAAGTCGATTGCTCTAATTGCTGATTGTTCATGTTTAGTTTTTACCCCCACTCCACGAAGAACTAAATCCATCTGACGCATTGAGGGAACTGTCCCGATGTAATCCAAAGCCTGTTCAATCTGCTCGGCTGTATAGCCCCGCTTCTCTGCCGCTTGGCAGATTGCTAACAAAGAGTGCCACGCGCTTTTGCCTAGAGGTTTAACTCTTTGCTTCTCCCACCATTTTCTAGCAACTGCTTCAGAGAGCGCGACAACTGCGATAGCAGTTTCGTCGCTCTTTGTTGTAGATAGGACGGATGTATAGGACGGATGGTACGGAGTGGAGTTGGGGAGTTGAACCTCCAAAGTTGGGGAGTTGGGGGTATCTGAGTTGGGGAGTTCTACCCCTCCTAAACTTTGTTCCTCCCCAAGAGAGTTGGGGAGTTTCTTCCATATCAACTGGTAGACAGTTGCGTTACCTCGAGAGTTTCCCTTGGTAATAATCTTCAAGTGACCATCGGCAATCATCTCGTTGATGACCTTTCGAACATACTCAACAGAGCATCTACCCTTGGAAGCAAGATTGGATTGAGACGCAAAGAATCGACCATCATCATGAGAAATATCTGCGAGCGCAAGGTGAATCAAAAGTTTAGTTCCATCATAAGGGGAGTCAGCCCAAACTTTTGTAATCCACCTGATGCTCACAAATCTCCTCCACAATGAGGGCAATTTTTCTTTCGCCCTTGTCTCTCAACTACTCGACCTTGAATACAAGCCACATCTACATAAACTTTACAACCCTTTCGGGTTTCTTTTAATCGCGCAATGCGACCTGCTTTATGGAGGACGGACAATACACCCGAAGCGGTTCCGTGGTGAAGTCCTGTAATCTCAGATAATTCTTTCCATGTCATGCCCAACAATTTTCGTTGGGCAAGAAGGTTGAGGGCTTGCGCTTGACGCAAAGCGGTCTTGCCTGACCTATCTGCGTTAAGCGCTCGCTCTCTTGAAGTATCTGTTCCGCTATGTCCTGAAGTTCCGTTATACGGTAACTCGGGCTGGTTCAGTAATGCTGACTTCATCGGATTCCTCTTCCAATTTCGGTGGGTTCAATTTCGTTTGTTGCTCTTTGAACTTGGCACGGAATTGGTCAAGAAGTCCAACGGGGTAGGCGTCCTTGTTCGCGGTAATGTACTGACCGATTTCTGATAGTGATTCAATCGTGGTTGATTGTTGAATCTTGATGAGAATTGCTGAAGGCGCTAAAACATCTTCAGCACTCGAGCGCTCATAGGAAGTTGCGTCAGGGTCTACCTCATCAGTTGGTAAGGCTAAGGATTGAAGCAAGGCAGTACGGAAAGCGACTGACATGGCTTTGGCTGTTGCCTTATCGCCTGAGTCCATCGCCTCTCCAACTACTGTCGCTTTAATAGCATCACCGTTTGCTCCGATGAATGTATAAGTTACTTTGACTTTGACATGACCCATAGCAGTTCGATTCCGTCCAATCTCAACTGTTTGATATTCGTACTCTTCGACTGAAGGCACGACTACTACGCCGAACTTTTGAAGTGCTGGTGACACAGCATTTACAACTGAATCAATTCCACGAAAGTTAAAACCTTGAGAAGTGTTTTTATCTTTCTTAGCGATTGCTCCAACTGCTTTCATAATCTCACTCAATGCTTGAGCGATTGGTAATTTATTTTCCATGGTTTCTCTCTCTACTCGGATATTACAAATGAAACTGAAACTTCAGCAGGTATGACTTTAATTGCTGGAACAATTTCACCTTGGGTTGATATTACTTTATCTTCAGCCTGATTCAAAGCACCTAGGGCTTTTTTATCAATTTCTTTTTTAATTCGGACTAATTCAGGGGCGTTCGTCTCAGCCCACTCAAGGAACTTAGATTCATCCTCAATATCGAACTTGACTCGACCTGAAACAGTCTTGATGGTGCCGTGGGGCAGAACTATGCTTTTACGGTCTTTAGAGCGCTCCTGAAGGGCGTATGGGCGTAGGTTAGCCTCAAACCATTCAGCATCTCTTTCGAGGTCTGTATTGACCTTCTGAAGCCATTCTGTGACCCTTTGTAACTCTCGGTCAAAGATGGCTTTGTTATCTGATTGCTTGCGTCGAATTGAAGCAAGTTTTCTCATTGCCCAATCTGCCTTGGAATCGTTATCTACGACGAATGGCTCACGGGCTGGTTCTTCAATGATTTCAAAATCATCGACTGGTAATGCGTTGTCCATGTGGACTCCTCTCGTTAAGGGAGAGGGTACTAAACGGGGGTTAGGTTGTCAAGCCCTCAAAACCCTATGATTTGTCCAACATACACCGAGGCACCGACAATCGTGGCAATCATAAGAGCGCCGACGGTTCGAACTACCCATTCAGAGCGACTCTCCATTTTTTCAATGCGGTCTGTAATGTGTTCCATGGCTTGAGAGAAGCGTTCACTATCAGAGTCATAAACATCTTTGCGAAGATAAGTTTGACTGACATTGAGATTCATCTGCTTGACTTCCATCGTTAAGTCGTCAAGCCGACGCATAATTTCTCCTAAACTTGGT